AGGATACTGCATCTGGTTTCTCTGTATAACTAACACTGTTATTAGCTAATGCACGTTGTGGTTCATTCTCCCACCACTGTCCTGACTTAGCATGACGCATACGGTCATCACTCAGGTTACTCAATGAAATCATAGCTGACCTACGTACACCACCAACTACGACTACCTCACCAATCTTGCACATGATGTCGTGACATTCAATGCTAGATAGCCTACGTCCTTGTGCATCTTTAAATACCCGTACCACAAAGTTAAACAAATCCACCAGAGGTGCAGGTCCACTTGCCCTACCACCAAATGTTTTTAGTCTAGCCCCTGCAGGACGTACACGTGAAACATCCCACTGTGGTATCTCACCTGCCCAAAGAAGAGCCATCACTTGTCTGAGAGATTTAGCCCAACCTTCTTTGCTATCCTTCACAACGACTGTGGTATCACTGTCGAACAACTCAGGGACTTCGGGAAGTTTACTAATGAACTGCCTCTCAACACTGAAGCCAACACCAGTACCACACAAGAGGATGAACATAGCCTCATCGAAGGACTTAGGGTCATCTATGGGTAAGTAGCTACAGTTGTACATGCAGGTGTTATCCCTGTCTGCTGCTGGACCTGCTGTCATCATGGATCGCATGGATGGCATAACCTGTAGGTCAAGTATTGCATCTGAGATTTCTACTGCTACACCATTTTGAGGTGGGTCAGAACGGTCTAAGACTGTATCGACAACGTTGGTCATATAACGTCCTATAGTTTCAGCCCAATTCTCCCTGCGTCCTACATCGTCAAGCCATCGTGCATAACGTGACTTGTGTATGAAGGATTGATAGTCAGTAGATAGGTAGTTCTGTATCATATCTATTCTCCTAATACTTTAATTGTTTTTATACTCATTCCATCTACATCGTAGATAAACTCCTGTAGTGCTTCCTTGATTTCTTCATCAACAAAACCATCTACAGGAATAGGATATTCATCTTCGTCTAGTTCCAGTGTAAGATATACCTTAACCACCATCACCAGACTCTTCCTCTATTAACTGGTTTAGATACCACTGTGCTTTCTGCAAGTCCTCTACACCATTCTTATATCTGTATCGCCATAGGTACTTCATAATGTTACCCTGTAGGTAGTACTGATAACCTTCCTCTCCTGTTGCGGCACGAATAGCATCAATACATTCTATACCTGCATAGTTATAGTGATCGGGTGAGTTTACCATGTCTACATCTGCAGTTAGCTTGGGTTCTACTTTATCTGACATACGTATCTCCTTATTTAAAGTTAAGTTCTATTACATTACTACCCTGTTTACTAGTTACCTTGGGTATTTTTTCTTGCTCTTCTTTTTGTACACTCTCTGCGTACTTGTACAGTACCTCTCTAATCATTTCATTCTCTTCCATAGCAGGTACAGAAGCAAGTACCATATGCACAAGGCGCATTAAGTTTAGGTAGTCATCATCGTCAAGATAGTTTTCATCTGTAGTTGTGTTACCAACTAGCAACTCCCCTGTCCACTTACCTTTCTCGTCTAGAAATGGACTGATACGTATAATGAAATCATTAGGATCAAAGTCAAGTAGTATTTTCTCATCTGCCACATTTAATTCCTCTTCACTTTTTTGTGTGGGAAGTGTATCAAGTCAGGATGCATGTCCTTACCCTTCTCATTGAGCCATTCCTCTGGGATGATCCTGTCATAAAACGGAATCTTGTTTCTCTCGCACCACTGACCGTAGGTAGTCTTAGCACCCTTACTCAGCTTACGTCTACTACTTTCAAACACAAACCTAATGTCTAGCTTTGGATGCTGTTTCTTAATAGCCGCATGTTTACGTCTGTCATCTGATGTAAACCTGCCCTTAGTTTCTATTATGATCCCATTAGGTAATACAAAGTCTGGTGTATAGGTGCGGTACATGAGGTCTTCCCATTCGATCTTGATGGCTTCATACTTAACTTTTACGCCATGCTCTACCAAATAGTCTTTGACTTTTATCTCAAGCCCACTCCTATACCCATACTTTAAAGCAGCAGCAAATTGCTTGCCGTTCATTAGAACCTGAACCAATCAAGTGTAGGGAAACTGGTTGCAGACGGATACCCAAGAGACTTTAATTCTTCTCTAATGGCTTCGTCAGCATCCTTACGTGTCTGCATTGCTGCTCGTAGTCCTGCATACTTAGCTTCATGTAATGCTTTCTTACGTACACGTACCTCTCGTTCCATACCTTCGATCTGCTCCTGCATCTCTTTTATTTCATCATCACCTAGCATTGTTACTCCTTTCAATCTATGTAACCCACGATGGGTTTGTTCTTAGCCTGTGATACCCTAGAGGGTAACTCCTTAAGTGTAGGGTAACATTCAAATCTGTAGTCACAGAACTTGCAGTTACTATTTAACACCCTATTGCCAGTTGCCTTGCCCCTAAACGTTTCGGGTACAGGGTCAAAGCACCTTGCAAACTCGTTACTATCTACGGTAGCCACTGTATCATTTAACTTAGTAAGTTCTTCGTCCATGTCAAGACCTTCGGCAGCAACATATTTTATATTACCATTGGCCTTGTTCACTACCCACCAACCACCTGCTTTCTTTCCAGATGCTTTAGCATATCCAGCCAGTTGTCCCACATAACCAAATGGGTCACTGGCTTTTAACGTTTGGTAGGAATCAAACTTGTTTCTGTATGACCAATCACTGGCAGACTTAACGTCATCAACAGCACCATTGATTACAAGATCGTATGATCCTTTTACTGTGGTCTTGTCTAGCTCTAGCTCTACGTAGTTGTCTTCATCCTCGTACTGTACTCCTGCTTCTGTGATGATACCCTTGAACGCAGCCTCTACGATGTCACCTAGCAGCATGTTCATAACGAATGTTGTTGGTTTGGGCAACGCCTTCTCTGGTTTATTCTTCTCAAACCAAAGCTGACAAGTTGGCCTACCTATGTTTGACATACGTAGACGAAACTTATCACGCCGATTGCCCCCACCAAACTGACGTTTAATAGCATCCATTACATCTTTACCAATCTGTTCTATTGTCTCTTCAGACATTGTTGATTTACCAGATGTAGCATCCTCAAGATACTGATTAATCGCCAGTTCAGCAGGGTGGTTCATTATACGAAGTCCTCTTCGTTAATGTCCACAAAGGCTTCTACTGTATCCGTATCCACCTCTTCGTTCTTGTGCATATTCTCGTTCCACGAGTTGAGAATGTACGTATTGTAGTTCTCAATCCATGCAACGAAGTTACCAAACACTTCCTGTGCATCGTTGTCCATGTCTAGTGTAGTGTTCAAGTCCAATTCTGTAACAGGAATATAGAAGCTGTTACCGTTAGGTAATGGTACTTCACTAGATGTTAGTGTGACATTGTGTTGTGGTGGTAGTCTACGCATCTTATTAAGATCAGCAAACACCTTGCCTACAATCTTGAAAGCATCACGGTTGTCAATCTCCCACACGAATGCTGTAGGTTCTACGTCAACAGAGTTACCCTCTGCATCTGTGGCATTGACAAGCTCCACCGTACCAAACAATGCACGAACACGTTTGATAGAACGGATCAAGTCCTTCATGCTATCAGGTAATGCAGCCCAATCTTTGATGAACCCTGCAGGTTTACCACAGTTAAACCCACCGTCATTATCCTTCATGTCACCATTGAGGTCATTGACCATAACAGTTTTGATGTAACGATTAGGGGTGTGGTCTGTACCCTTAACGAACTTCTTGTGCATAAACCGTTGCAGGAATGGACGGATACGTACACTCTCTGCGTAGTATGTGTCACCGTCAGGTACTTCTAGTTTGTATGTGCCACCTGACACAACCTCTAGCTTTACCTTCTTGCCACCCATATCCTGTTCACCCATGATAGGTGAGTGATTGATACGCAAACGTGCAAGTGTACTTGACTTGCTACCTTGCGGTGCTGCATCTGCACCCATGCCCATTGCTTGAGCCATTGCGTTGTAGTTACTAGTGTCTATTGTTGTTACTTGAGTCATGTGTAAGTCTCCTTTTTGTTTTCACGAATCGTAGTTATATCATGCCACATCTTTTGTGTCAAGCCAGTTTGGACCAATCTTTGCCTCTAATAATAGAGGTATATTAAAGTCTATGTCCCACTTGCGATTGACTATGGCGATCAGCTTATCATTAGCTGCTCGTATTACTTTTAGTACTGTCTCCTTTTCTCTTGGGTGTACATCAATTACTATTGAATCGTGTACTGTGTTTACTACACAACTGTGTAGCCTGTTTGCTGTTAGTAACTTATCTATGTATATCAGAGATATAGGTACTATGTCAGCCGTTGCGAACGATTGCACAGGATAATTTTTTATCTGTGTGAAATATGTCACACCACCATAACGTCTACGTTGTACGTCAGGGAATGCGAACTCACGTCCAGATGGTGTAGTTATCTTGCCTGTGTTTAATGCCTCTTTAGCTAACCGTTTGTGCCAAGCAGCTATACCAGAATACTTTGTCGTAAACTGTTGGTAATATGCCGCTTCTGCCTGTGATCTACCAAAACCACTAGCACCATACAGAGGTGCAAAGGTATGTGCCTTGGCTTCTTGACGTGACATGGGTTGACCTGCATCACTGATAACCTGTGCGGTGTAACTGTGTACATCAAAGCCCGTAGTAACCTCGTCAATGGCAGTCCTGTCCTGTGACAAGAATGCAGCCACACGAAACTCAAGTTGAGCAAAGTCAGCTTCCATTATCTGCCCACCTTCCCATCGTGATACAAACACTTTCTTCACAGGGAATGTACCACCACGTGGCATGTTCTGCATGTTGGGGTCTGCACCAGACAAACGACCTGTGCCAGTACGATGCTGCAACAAACGTACATGCAACTTACCGTCACTCTTTACGTGTGTGGCAATGCCCTCTACGAAGCTGCTAAGATATGTATCTACGGCAGACAGTCTACGTACACTACGTAGGAACAACTCTGCTTCCTTCATGTTCTTGGAACGTGCAATACCCTCAAGAAACATAAGGTTTTCTTTGCCTGTGCCAAAGCCATTAGCACTTACCCACTTAGATGTAGGTGCAATAAACTTTAGACCTGCAATGGTAGTAGAGTCACGATACATGTAGCCAGAGGCATCACATGTGTTACACTTGTTTGTTCTGGCAAAGGGTGTGCCATCTTTCTTGGTCTTTCTGATCTGGCCTGTGCCATAGCAGTCAGGACACTGGTATGCCTTTTGCTTGTACAAACGTTGGCTATGTGCATTGACTGTTCCACGGTAGTCAGAGTCAGACATACGTTCATCGAATAGGTCTGCCCACACCTTCTTGTCGTGGGGTTTACGGCTGTAGATAACCCAAGACAATTGCTCTGGGCTGTTGAGGTTGATAGGTCTGTCACCCATGATGTCAGCAACCTGTTCCTCAAGTGCAATGAGAAGCATGTTACGTTCTTGCTCAAACTCACCACGTACTTCCATCAGTGCATCCATATCTACTTGAAATCCACGTTGATATATACGTGCAAGGTGTAATGCAAGTTGATTAGTCAGCTTGATAGTTGGGATAATCGTATGGCAAGCAGCATACTGACCGCCCAGATTATGGTACAACTGTTTCGTTGCATGTAGGTCAGCAGACAGGTACTCTGACAACTCCGCATGATCCATGTCACGTACAGACTTACCATCCTTGAGCCATGCCTTGAGACTATCTTGCTTCTTTGTATCAAGGTCATACCGTTCAGCACAAGCCTCAAGGGATAGTGGTTCTTTCTGCCCACGTTGCAGTACATACTCACCAAGCATGGTGTCAAAGATTTCACCGTCATAGGTAAAGCCCGACTCCCATAGCCATAGTAAATCATGCGGTGCATTGTGTGCTATAAGTAAATGGGCAGCATCTAGTTTATCTTGTACTATACGCCGCCCATCTTTGGTAGGTTGTTGCTCTGCGTGATCGAATGTTACAATAGTTTCGTTCATGTGATCATCCAGCATACCCACCATAACTAATGTGTTGGTTGGTTCAAACGGATCAAGGTGCAGCTTGCCGTTACGTTTTGTTACTGTGTTTTCTACGTCAAGGGTCAGTATCATGTTGTCTCCTAGTCTAGTTCGTCTAGTATTTCTACCTCTTTTCCATAAACGTTGTCAAGAGAATTATGAAAGTCTCTGTCTTCTGCGAAGTTTTGTATCGCAGTTACAACATCATCAACAGATAGTTTGTGTTTCTTTATAGCATTAGTTATACGATTAACATCAATTGCACTGGGCAATTCAAACTCTTCTAGCTCTTCCGTTATATAACTTTTAGCTTCTAGTACTTTATCTTTCCATTCTTTAATAGACATTAGCTTTTCTCCTTTGCTCGTTGTCTTTCCTGTTCAGTCATCGGTCTTATATAAGATAGTACCTTGCCTGTGTTCCACCTAGCTGCTTCCTTTTCAGCTTCATCTAGTGAGTCAAACATCCACACATCTGTAGAGTATGTCCACGGATTTTCTTTTCTTACTAAGGTGTACTCACCTTTTTCTATTTCAATCTCTATTACATATGGCATTACTTAGTCTCCCTATCTCCAAAAATGTAAGGCCAATAAAGTTCTTTGGCATCAGCCCATGCTGCTCTCATACCGATTATAAAACCGATAGTGCCTGAACAAACTGCGATACCTGCTACTGAATATAGTTCTGCTTCACTCATCTTGTTTCTCCTTTTCTGTTTCTAACCCTGCCTTAACCAGAGCCACAAAGCCTACGTTAAATATAGCTGCAAATGTTTGTGGATCACACTCTACTTGAAGAGTAGCCGAGCCATCTTCATGTTCTTCTATCTCTACTATTTTTACTTCAATCATCATCCTCTCCCTTTAGCTAGTGCCATCCATGACACAGGGAATAGCTCATGCATCTTAACACTGATCTGATTAGCAACCTCTTGTGTCTCAGCTTGAGTGTCACTGGCACAACGCAGTAGGCACATATCAGAGAAGGCATCCAATGACCCTGACCAGTACCACTCAGTCATAGTAGACTGTGGTAGTATCATACGTGCTTGTTCTGGGCAGACCTCATTACGGATAAGTAAATCATATAGGTCATAACATTTGTGATGCCAACCTTCTATAGTTTCTTTCATATCGTAGTGGTTTATATCAAACTCGTGATATTCACCCCAACCAGAATCCTCTAATTCAGTGACCTCTATATCACTCGACCCTTGTTTTTTATCGTCACTTCGTTCACGCCATATTTTAGGCTCGTAAAATTTAGGATCGTCATCTACATACCTACGGCTAATCTCATTCCAACGCAGGAACTTATGCTTGACCAACTGCCTAGCTACAAACATTGGAGCTTTGACATGGAAAGTAGCAAAGCAGTGACCAAAAGGTGATGTATGTTTGTGCTTTGCTAAGTAGTATACTAACTTGGTGTCACGATCAGACAGGCCAAACTCCTGACCGATAGAAGGGTGTTTCCAATCACTCTTCTTACCAAAACTAACTCTAGCTGCATTAACGACAGACAGATCACTGCCCATGTGGTCTATGTGTGTTGCTTTAATCATGCTACGTACCTCGCAATCTTGTACTCTAGGTCTGTATGTACAATGCCATGCCACCCAGACAGTTTGTTCTTTACCACATTGATGTGGCGTTGATTGTCTTCTTCCTCTTGTCCCTCTACAGTGGGGTTCTTAGAGATCATCAGCATCAGGTCAGCCTCTGCTGCCTTACCTGTTCGTGATCCTTCCATCATGGCTTGGTTGAGTACAACCTTACCCTCTGCCTCTGCTGATAGCTGAGACATGTAGAACACTGCACACTCTTGTTGCTTTGCAATCTGCCTAGCATGTACAGCATTAGCCTTGAGTGCTTCGTCAGGACGTGAGAAGCCACTAGTACGGGCAAACTTATCACCCATATCAAGTATCACAATGTCAGGCTTGTATGACTTGCATACAGACTCAACCCAGTTCATGTCACGACTAGTCGCATCCTTGAACATGATCTTGTCACGTATACGGTTGAAGATAGACAGTGCCTCTTGCTTGTGCTTCACAATCTCGAACTTGTCCAATCCAGTAGCTGCCGTGATATAACGATGGGCAACACGATGGTATCCCTCTTCGTTACACAACACAATAACACGTGCGCCCTGCCATGCAAAGCCATTCGGACCTGCTACCAGTGAGGCGTGGAAGGATGTCTTACCAGTGTTAGGTCTAGCACCTACCTCAATCAAGTGTCCTGCATTGATACCCTCTACCTTACGTGTAAGGGTAGGGATGTTGAACGTCCACTGTGACTCAAGGTCGGTCATGGCAAGGATAGTATCAAGGTTGATGTCTTCCCAATCAATACGCAGGTTAGGTGTGAAGTCATCACCATACTGCTCAAGCATATCACGTAGTGGCTCAAGGCTAGACTTGCTACCATTCACGTAGTCAAAGCCAAGGTTAGCAATGTCCTCACCAATGACCTGTTGGAATAGCTTGGATAGTACCTCTTGTGCTATGTCACTGCCCATAGGCTGCTCCTTCTGTACCTGTTGGAACAGATGGCTGTATGCTTGCTTCTGTGCGGTAGTGAGGGTTGGGTTGTTAGCCATGAACAACGCCTCAATCTCCGCAGGTGTTACGGTACGTTCATAACGATCCATAGCAGTGTCGATGGACTGCTTGATCTTACGTACATCTTTGCTGAATAGCCTGTCGGGACAACGTGCGCCACGATGCTCATCATAGAACTCTTTGTCCATGAGGCTACGTATTAATGATAATTCCATGTGTCAGTCTCCTAGTGTTGTAAGGTTATCAAAGTCGGTAGGGTTTCTGTATTTCAAATCGTCAGTCAAGTACAGTATCTTTACTGTCTCAACGTGTTGTCGTAAGTCTCTTGCGAATTGCAATGTCTTGGGTAAAGCATCGGGGTCTAATGCAATTATTGCTGTTGAGAACTGCGACAAGTACCTCTTGTGTCCAGTGGACAATGATGTACCCAACACTGCGACCCCGACATATACACCACCATCACCTACAATAGCAGCACTCACGCAGTCCTCAACAACTACAGCCGTTTTACCACACCCATGAGCATATGGCAAGCTACTTTTTCCATATCTCTTCCATTTAGGTATACGTTTACCTAGTGATCGGCCTGTGGCATCGACCATAACATTGTTGTGTACAACAGGGAACACCACACGATGTTCCTTCACGTCATACAACAACCCTAAATCTTGTGGGTCTATAGCCCACTCATCACAGAAAGGTTTGAGCTTCTTGGTATCACGTACAAACCAATCAGGCTTTGCGAAAGTTGCAGTGTGTGTCTCTTCTGCAACACTACCCAAAGACTTACGTATGTCTTCTGCACTCAGGGTAGTACGTGTACCACCAGATGCAGTGCAACTAGCCTTGTAACAATTCCATACGATAGAACCCATGTTGTTTGTAACAGTAAAAGTATTCTTAGTATTACATACAGGGCATGTCATACGTTTAGTCTCACCATTAACAAGTGATAAGTCACTTATAATATCTTTTATATTCATAGTATATCACTTTCTATGTTGTTCGTTCCACTCAAGGATACACTTATGTTTCTCTGTGTCAAGGCATTATTTGCACTTGCATACGAATGCTTTAGATAAGGCTTAACAGAAGAGATATGATTGTGTCCTGTCACCGACATGATCTGGTTGATTGGTACACCTTCCTTGTCCATCTGTGTTACTCCTGTCCTACGTAAGTCCATAAGCCGTAGCTCTTCGGGTAGTTTAGCTAGTCGCATAACCCTTCGACCTACCTTTGACAATCTTTCCATAGCATATGGATTGTATGTGCCATCAACAGGCCGTGGGTGTGGTGCTACGTAAGTCTGAAACCCAAAGTCTTTCTTCTGTTCCTTGAGCATGTGCAACAGGCCATCCGATATGGGCAGGGTTACATCTGCCCTACGTTTACTCTGTTCCAGTTCAAGCATACTGTTATCAAAGTCTACGTTGTCCCACGTTAAGGTACGCATGTCACCCAGACGTTGACACCACTCGTATGCCATGTGAACAATCAAGCCCACATTTCTGTACTCAAAGTCACTGTATGCAACGTCAAGGAACTTGTTCACCTCACCGTGTGACCACACCACCTTGCGTTGTTCTGGTGACTTACGTTTGATGTTTGCCCAAGGATTGTACGTAGTGTGCTGCATATCAATGGCATAGTTGTATACCCTACTGGCACATGTTGCCGCATGATTGGCAAAACTTATGCCACGTTTGACCCACTCTTCATATGCTTGCTTTGCAACCTTGGCGGTAACGTACTCATACTTACGCCACCCCATTGTCTGGTGCAGCACAGTGAGAAAGTACCTATAATCTACTTTAGTTGTATCACGTAAGGCATTGAAGTCATTGGACATATAGTAATAGTTAATCAGATCAGTCACCTTGCTGCTTGACTTTATTCGTACAACTTGTGCTTGTTCTTCACGATACGTATCAATCGCCTTGTTATGTTCACGTGCGATCTTGCGTACCTGTTTTAAGTCACATCCATATTCCTCACGTTTGACCACGCCCTCATTTACAAGGTTCTGTGGTGGGTTGAAACGGTATGAGATGTCACCCGTAGGTGACACTCGTTCTTGTACATATCGTGGCAGTTTAGGCACATTTATCTCCTTCGTAGCAACTTAACATTAGTAGTTCTTTTTCTGGCCTATATGTTACTCTACTTTTTACCCAAGCAGATTGTTCAGCAGCCTTTCTAATCTCAGCTACCATAGTGGAACTTAGCTCTGCCAATTCATCCTCATCCCAATAGGGCATACGCAGAGGCTTTTTGTATTTTTTCTTCAGCCAACCCTTTATGTACTGCACACGTTCTATGACACTTAGCAACCTTAGATTACCCAATGCTGAATTACATTCAACACAAGATGGAACTTTATAAAACGACAGTTCTTTTTTTGCTTCTTCTTTTACTAAAGCTGTCCATGATATAGGCGGTATGTGATCTAGAACACACGCAGGTACACCACAATAAGTGCAGTCTCCATAACGATCACCCCTAACATCATAGAGGTGATCGTATACAAGTAAAGACGTAGCTCTATGGTTTTCGTGAGACATTTATGCAGCTTGTAGTTCGACAAACTTACTGTCAGATACCCACTTGCTCACCTCTTGCTCACGTGACCACATGCTGATAGCCTGTGTATCATTGCCAGTGTTACGTAGGTTGAACCCATTACGTTCATCAGCATACGATGCATAGTTGGTGAAGGCAGAATACAATGCCCACTTGTTGTGACCACGTTGTGATGCTTCATGCATGTACAAACTGTACATCTTTTCAGCCTTACGTTTGGATGTGATCATGCTCTCAAGCAATGAGCTTACATCTACATACTTTAGGCTAGTCTCAGCCCACACCTGCATCTTTGCAGCTTGCTCATAGAAATCAGTACGTGCTTTGGTTAGTTCATATATAAAACTTTCCATAGAAAAGTTAGATGTATTCTTCTTACGTACCTTGTCATAGTCACCACTGATCTGCCCATTGGTACAGAAGAAATCAATAGCACCAAAGTACACTTGGTTAGAGCATGACCCATCAATACCATGTAATGATATGATCCTGTTACCAATCTCTGTACTGTGTTTCTCTGTCTTAACAACAGTTTTCATGTTGGGTAGGGTGATGTCAAGCATAGCCCATGCACCGTCACGTGCAGTGCGCCAGTTCATACGGGCATCTGCTACTTCATGTGGGGTTAGTTCCTCAGTCACAGTGTCAAGGACACCACGATAGAAGTCACCGTGTGATGCACACTTGAAGCCTGTGCCTACGATACCAAGGTACTGACCTGTATCTGTATTGATGACGTACTTCTTGTCATGCATTTTAGTTGGTTCAAACTCTACACCAAAGTCAAGATGCTCTGGTACGTGGAATGTTGTTGTATCTAATGGCATTATTTATCTCCTTCTAACTGTGATCGTATATCCTCAAGCAACTTCTTTAGCTTACTTGAGTTTGCCATGCGTGTATTGGGAAGTATTTCCTCACACATCTTTAGTATTCTTAGGTTTAGTTCTTTAGTTATACCGTCACTCATCTGTCATACTGTTCCTTTCATA